TGCTGGGGGCGGCGTCGGCGCGGCCGGGGGTGCGGGTGGTGTGATCTAGCGAAGCGCTGCGCGGGGCACGTGCCCCTCCACCATGCTTCGCATGGTCCCCCTCCCCGAGCGAGCTCGGGGAGGATTTAAGGAGAAATATTATGAAGCTGTTCGGTCGGAAGACCGGGCGTGAGGCGGCGCGTCCGGCGTTGGCTCGGTCCGGGGTGGGGGTGGCGGCGGTCGGGGATTGGCCGCGCAGTTACGAGGCGCAGGTGCGCGACGGGTACCTGGCCAATCCGGTGGCGCAGCGGGCGATCCGGCTGGTCGCCGAGGCGGTCGGGTCGGCGCCGCTCGCCGGTGATGCGCGGGTGGTGGCGCTGGTGGGCGCGCGGTCGGGCGGGCAGGCGTTGCTGGAGGTGATGACCGCGCAGCTGCTGCTGCACGGCAACGCCTATGCCCAGGTGCTGCGCGATGCCGAGGGCGCGCCCGCCGAGCTGTTCGCGCTGCGCCCCGAACGGGTCGCGGTCGAGGCGGATGCGGGCGGGTGGCCGGCGGCGTACCGGTACCGGGTCGGCGAGCGGTCGATCAGCCTGTCGGCGGGCCCCGAACGCCCCGAGGTGGTGCATGTCCGGAGCTTCCACCCGCTCGACGACCATTACGGGCTGGGGTGCCTGGGCGCGGCGGCAGGCGCGGTGGCGATCCACAATGCGGCGACGCGGTGGAACAAGGCGCTGCTCGACAATGCGGCGCGGCCGTCGGGGGCGCTGGTCTATGCGCCGGCCGACGGATCGGCGCTGGCGCCCGACCAGTTCGAGCGGCTGCGGACCGAGATGGAGGCGGGGTTCGCGGGCGCGGCCAATGCCGGGCGGCCGATGCTGCTGGAAGGCGGGCTCAGCTGGCAGGCGATGAGCCTGTCGCCCGCCGACATGGATTTCGTCAGCCTGAAGGCGGCGGCGGCGCGCGAGATCGCGCTGGCGTTCGGAGTGCCGCCGATGCTGATGGGCCTGCCCGGCGACGCGACCTACGCCAATTATCGCGAGGCCAACCGCGCGCTGTGGCGGCTGGCGGTGCTGCCGATCGCCGACACCGTGCTGACCGCGATCGGTCAGGGGTTGCGGGGGTGGTTCGGCGACGAGGGCGTGCGCGTCGATCTCGACCGCGTCCCCGCGCTGGCGGAGGATCGCGCGGCACTGTGGGCGATGGTGTCGGGCGCCGACTTCCTGAGCACCGACGAGAAGCGCGAGCGGCTGGGGCTGGGGACCACCGGGCGGGGGCTCGGGTTGGGGGTGAAGCCGTGAGCGCGATCCTGGCGCAGCTGATGCGGCAGGCGGCGGAGGACGGGGCGGACCTCGTCACGCTGCGCGCGATCGCCGAGGAGGCGGGCGAGCATGCCGCGGCGCGCGCGCTGGCGCGGGCGGGATTGTCCGACGAGGCGGCGCGCGCCGACATGGCCGAGCTGCGCGCGCTGCTGGTCGCGTGGCGCGATGCCAAGCGGGGGGCATGGCGGGCGGTGTTCGCGTGGATCGGGCGCGGGGTGGTGGCGGTGGTGCTGGCGGGGATCGCGGTGCGGCTGGGCTGGGAGGGCTGGCCGTGAGCGCGCCCTGCTTGCGGATCGCGGGCTATGCCGCGGTGTTCGGGCGGGTCGACCGGGCGGGGGACGTGTTCCTCGCCGGCGCCTTTCGAGACGCCGAAGCGGGCGGCGTGCCGCTGCTGCTGGCGCATCGCGGCGGGCCGGTGGGCGTGATCCTGACGCTGGGCGAGGATGCGCGGGGCTTGCGGATCACCGCCGAGGTGACCGACGCCGAGGCCGGGCGGCTGGTGCGCGGGGGCGCGCTGCCGGGGCTGTCGGTGGGGTTTCGCGCGCTCGAGGCCAAGGCCGGGGCGCGGCGGGTGATCGCGCGCGCGATGCTGGCGGAGGTCAGCCTGGTGGCGGTGCCGATGCAGCCGCTCGCGACGATTTCAGAGGTTTCACAGATTTCAGAGGTTTCACGCAGGGAGGACGTATGAGCGACGTGATCGAACGGCCGGTGCTGACCGGGGCGGCGACGGAACGGAATGGGGGACGGCACGCGGGGCGCGATGCGGCATTCGGCGCCTATGTGCGCGCCGGCCAGACGCTGGAGGTGAAGGCGTTCACGGGGACGAGCGGCGACACCGGCGGCTATGCGGTGCCCAAGGAGATCGACGGCGAGATCGCCCGCACGCTGGCGGCGGTGTCGCCGATCCGGCGGATCGCCAACGTGGTGCAGGTGGGCAGCGCGGGGTACCGCAAGCTGGTGGCGGTCGGCGGCACGCCGTCGGGCTGGGCGGGCGAGACCGCGGGCCGGCCCGAGACGGGGACGCCGAGCTTTGCCGAGCTCGCCCCGCCGATGGGCGAGCTGTACGCCAATCCGTCGGCGAGCCAGGCGATGCTCGACGATGCGTGCTTCGATGCCGAGGGGTGGCTGGCGGACGAGATCGCGCACGAGTTCGCGCGCGCCGAGGGGGCGGCGTTCGTCGGCGGCAACGGGGTGAACCGGCCCAAGGGCTTCCTGGCCGGGCCGGTCGCGGCGGCGGGCGACGGAAGCCGCGCATTCGGGACGCTGCAATATCTCGCGACCGGGGCGGCGGGCGATTTCAGCGCCAAGCCCGACGAGCTGCTGATCGACCTGGTCCACAGCCTGAAGAGCCCGTACCGGCAGGGCGCGTGCTTCGTGATGGGATCGACCACGCTGGCGCGGGTGCGCAAGATCAAGACGGCCGACGGCGCGTTCCTGTGGCAGCCGTCGCTGTCGGCGGGGCAGCCGGCCACCCTGCTGGGGTATCCGGTGGTCGAGGCGGACGACATGCCCGACATCGGCGCAGGATCGCTGTCGATCGCGTTCGGCGATTTCCGCGCGGGCTATCTGATCGCGGAGCGGAGCGAGACCGCGATCCTGCGCGATCCGTACACCAACAAGCCGTTCGTCACGTTCTACGCGACCCGCCGGGTCGGCGGGTGCGTGGCGGATAGCCAGGCGATCAAGCTGCTGAAGTTCGCGGGCGCTTGATCTGATCCGCTGACGCGGCCGGCACCGCCAACGGGAGACATATCATGGATGAGGAGGTGCCGGGCGCCGTGGTGGTCGCCGCGGCGGCGGCGGCGCGCGCGCTGATGCGGGGGCAGCCGGTGGGGGAGGATGCGGTGATCGAGGGAATCGCGCGGGCGGCGCTGGGCGTGGCGGGGCGGTTCTGCGGGATCGTGCCGACCGACTGGGACGCGGTGCCCGCGCCGGTGCGCCACGGGGTGGCGATGCTGATCCAGCATCTTGCCGAGGATCGCCCCGGCGACGTGCCGCCCGCGGCGGTGGCGGCGCTGTGGCGGCCCTACCGGCGCGTGAGGCTGGCATGAGCGGGCCGGGGTCGGCGGCGGCGGCGCTGCAGGCGGCGCTGGTAACGGGGATCGCGGCGACCGGGCTGCCCGCGTTCGATGCCGTGCCGGTGCGCGGCAGCCTGCCGCATGCGGTGGTCGAGCCGCCGCTGCTGCGGAGCCGCGATGCCGCGGGGGCGGACGGCGCCGAAGGGCGGGTGACGGTTGCGATCCACGACCAGGGCGAGCGGCCGGTGCGGCTGTGGGCGCTGGTCGGCGGGGTCGAGGCGGCGCTGGCGGCGGTGATGCCCGAGCTGACCGGGGGATGGCGGCTGGTGGTGGCCGAGGTCGGCGTCGCGCGGGTGCGGCGCGGGGAGAACCTCCGCTGGGTCGCGGCGATCGAGATGCGGGTGCGGATGTACCGGGTCAATTGAGGGGGCTGCCCTCACCCTTCCCACTCGGCTGCGCCGAGCGGGCCCCTTCCCTCTCCCGGTGGGAGAGGGAGGAGCGGCGGAGGGTGAGGGTGATGATTGGGGAGAAGAGCGATGGGTGTGGAGAAGGGTTCGGCGTTCCTATTGAAGGTCGGCGATGGGGCGGTGCCGGTCGGCTATGCGACGGTGGCGGGGCTGCGGACGACGCAGCTGTCGATCAACGGCGATCCGGTGGTGGTGACGACCAAGGATTCGGGCGGATGGCGGCAGTTGCTGTCGGGCGCGGGGGTGCGGTCGGTCAGCGTGTCGGGGCCAGGCGTGTTCACCGGATCGGCGGCGGAGGCGCGGCTCAAGACCAGCGCGCTGGCGGGGACGGTCGACGACTATCGCCTGACCTTCGAGGGGGGCGAGAGCATGACCGGGCGGTTCCTGGTCACGCGGCTCGACTATGCCGGGGATTTCAACGGCGAGCGTTCGTACACGGTGTCGCTGGAGAGTTCCGGCGCGGTGGTGTCGGCATGATCCTTCGATACGCGCCTTCGATACGGCCTTGCAGGCCTACTCAGTCGCTACTCAGGACGAACGGAGGCAAGGATGGTCGACGTTGCTAATCCGGTGCGCGGCGAGGCGTCGGTGCGGGTCGCGGGCGAGACGCTGGTGCTGCGGCCGTCGTTCGGGGCGCTGGTCGCCGCCGAGGGCGAGCTGGGGCCGCTGCTGGCGCTGGTCGAGCGGGCGGGCGAGGGCAAGCTGGCCTTGAGCGAGGTGGTCGGGTTGTTCTGGCACTGCCTGCGCGATCGGCCCGACGGCGTGACGCGCGAGACGCTGGGCGAGGCGGTGGTCGAATGCGGGCTGCAGGCGGCGATGCCGGCGTTGCGGGTGTTGCTCGGGCAGATCGTGCTGGGGCGGTGAGCAGCTTGCCCCTCCACCATTCGCCGCGCGAACGGTCCCCCTCCCCGAGCAGGCTCGGGGAGGATTTGGCCGGGCTTGCCTGTGCCTCGCTGGGGTGGTCGCCCGACCAGTTCTGGGGGGCGACGCCGGTGGAGGTGGCAGGCGTGGTGCGGGCGCTGGCGGGAATGGGGGTTGGGGAGGCGGCGCCGCCGGTCGATGGCGGGTTGCTGGCGCGGTTGAGGGAGGCGTTTCCGGATGGATGACGAATGGACGGTCGGCTTTCGCGCCGACACCGCGGGGTTCCGGCACGAGGTCGGCGACCTTCGGCAGCTGGTCGCAAGCTCGCTGGGCGAGGGCGGCGCGCAGGCGGGGCGCGCGATCGAGGCGTCGCTGGTCCGCGCGACGCGGGCGGGGCAGCTGGGCTTCGAGGAGCTGAAGGGCGTGGCGCTGCGCGCGCTCGCCGACATCGCGGCGGCGGCGCTGCGGGCGGGGTTGCAGGAGGCGTTGTCGGGGTCCGGGAAGAACGGCGGCGGCGGCGGCGGCGGGGACTCGACCGGGGCGGCATTGGCGCGGGCGTTGGGGTCGCTGCTGGGATCGCCGGGGCGGGCGACCGGGGGGCCGGTGGGGCCGGGGCGCCCGTACATGGTCGGCGAGCGAGGGCCCGAGCTGTTCGTGCCGACCGCTGCGGGGCGGGTCGAGACGCTGGCCTCGGGGGCCCCGCGCGAGGTGCGGGTGGCGATCACCGTGCGCGCCGAGGGCGAGGCGGCGGCGGGGGCGTTGCGGCAGTCGGCGAAGCAGGTGGCTCGGGCGGTGCGGGGGGCTTTGGAGGGATAGCCTTTTCGCAGGTGGTGGGAAGGGGTGGTTCAGAGGAGGCGCGGAGGCGCGGAGAAAGAGGGGTTTTCGCGCGAAGGCGCGAAGGCGCTAAGGGGTTGGGGCGGGGGTGAGCGTAGCTCTTTCATTGGCGGTGGTGGTTGGAAGGCCGCTGGCGCGGTGCGGTGATGCTCCTTTGCGTCTTCGCGGCTTTGCGCGATCCGTCCTTCTTCTCTGCGCCTCCGCGCCTCCTCTGAACCCACCTTCTTCTCACCATTGCGAGCGGCAGGAGATGGGTCCCCGCTTTCGCGGGGACGACAAAGGGAGCGGGCGGGATATGGGGTGGTGGTTGGCGAAGGAACGGACGGTGCAGCACGAAGGCGTGCTGACGCGGTTCGATCCGCGGTTCTGGACGGTCAATTTTCCGCGGCCGATGATGGCGGCGGTGGTGTCGACCGCGGCGGATGGCCTGCGGGTCGATGCCGTATTCTACAAGGCGGACGATCTCGCCGGGCTGATCTGGGAGGCGGAGGATCGGCACGACCATCCGCTGCTGCGGTACGAGACGCGCCGCGACTTTCGCGACTGCCGGCTGGCGTTCCGGTGGCGGTCGGGGGGCGTGATGCCGCTCGATGCAGTCAACGGCCCGGTGCTGACGATCGAGGGGCGCGACGAGCATGGGCATCCGCGCGCCTGGTACGTCCGGCTGTGGAACTATGCGGTGGGGACGCCCGAGGATGCGGCCGTCAGCATCGATTTTTCCGCGGTGGCGGGCGGGTTCCTGCATCCGGGCGAGGCCGATCCGGTCTGGGCGGGCGACGTCGACCGGATGTTCGTGTCGCTGGTGCCGCCGGGCTATTCGGGGGCCGACGCGCCGCTGCCCCACCCGCTCGAGGGGTGGGTCGAGATGACCGGGATCGCGTGCGAGGGGCCGGGATCGGTGCTGGCGGTCGGCGATGTCGTCGTGCCCGAGCACGAACTCGGCATCGCGAGCGGGTATGACGACAGCTACCACCTGACGCCCGCGCGCCTGATCCGCAATGCGCTGCACCTCGGCTATCGCGGGCGGATCGTCCATTATGTGGGGATGAGCCATTATTTCCGGCTCGAGGCGCTTTACGGGGGCTATTACGTCAGCCTGGCGGGCGGCGTGCTCAATGCGGCGTGTGCGGCGTGGCATCGCGACTTCGCCGCGCGCGCGGGCGCGGCCGGGTTCGGGGTGACCTGGTCGCTCAGTTACGAATTGTTCGACGCGCATTGCTGGAACGACTGGAAGCAGCGGAGCCTCGACGGGGCGCCCGCGCTGACCGGATGGGTGCCGCCGTCGACGCTGCTGAGCCCCGCGCACGAGGGCGCGATGGGGTATCTGCGCAGCGTCGCGCAGGCGTTCATGGGGATCGCGGTCGCGGCGGGGCTCGACCCGCATTTCCAGGTCGGCGAGCCGTGGTGGTGGGTGCAGCCCGAGGGCATGCGCCCGTGCCTGTACGATGCGGCGGCGGTGGCGGCGTTCGCGCCGGTGCCGATGACGAGCATCGCCGGGCCAAAGACCGCGGCGGAGAAGGCGACGCTCGACCGGGCGGGGGCGTGTCTGGCGGCATCGACCGCCGCGCTGGTCGCGGCAGCGAAGGCGGCGGCGGTGGAGGCGGGGGCCCCGGGAGCCGGAGCTATCTGCTGACGTACCTGCCGACGGTGCTCGACCGGGAGGCGCCCGAGGCGAAGCGGGCGACGATGCCGGTCGGCTGGGCGCGGCCGGCGTTCGATGTCCTCCAGCTGGAGGATTACGACTGGGTGGTCGCGGGCGACACGGTGTCGACCCGCACCGGGGTGGCGGCGGCGACCGCGCGGCTCGGCTATCCGGCGGCGAGCCAGGAATATCTGTCGGGCTTCGTGCTGCGGCCCGAGGAGGCGGCGCAATGGGGCGCGATCAATGCCGCCGCGCAGGCGGCGCGGGCGCGCGGCGTGGCGGCGACGTATCTGTGGGCGCTGCCCCAGGTGATGCGCGATGGGTTCATTCACTTTGCAGGGGAGGATGCGGTGGAGGCGTTCGACGACGTGTTGTTCCCGCTGGCGCTGGGCCGCGGGGTGGAGGTCAGCCCCGGCTGGTCGACCGCGGTCATGGCGAGCGCGGGCGGGGCCGAGCAGCGCAGCGCCGACTGGGCGGCGGCGCTGACCCGGTACGATGTCGGGCCCGGCGTGCGGAGCGAGGGCGATATCGCGGCGCTGCTCGACTTCTTCCGCGCGCGGATGGGGCGGGCACGCGGGTTCCGGCTGCGCGATCCGTTCGATCATGCGGGCGTCGGCGAGGCGCTGGGGACGGGCGACGGCGCGGGCCGGCGGTTCGCACTGGTCAAGCGGTACGGGTCGGTCGCGCGGCGGATCACGCGGCCGGTGGCGGGGAGCGTGTCGGTAACGGTCGGCGGGCGCGCGACGCAGGGGTTCGCGGTCGAGGCGGGCGGCTGGGTGGTGCTCGACGTGGCGGCGCCGGTGGGGGCGGCGGTGGCGGCGAGCTTCGCCTTCGACGTGCCGGTGCGGTTCGCGGAGGATCGGCTGACGGTGAGCGGGGCGGGGCATCTGGCGGGCGAGGCGGCATCGGTGCCGTTGGTCGAGGTGCGCGAGGGGTAGGCGCGCAACCGAAACGAAGCGGGACCTTTGGCTCCGCAACTGTGACGCGATGGGGCGGGAGAAAAGCGATGGATTGGCTGAGCGAGCCGCTCGCGACGGTGGCCTTGTGCTGGCGGATCGAGCGGCGGGACGGGGTGGCGATCGGGCTGACCGCGCATGACCGCGATCTGACGATCGACGGGCTGGTGCATCGGGCGAGCCCCGGCATGCTGCCCTCGGCGATCGAGCGCGGGGTCGGGATCGAGGCGGACACGATGGAGGTGACCGGCGCGCTGACCGCGGACGCGATCACCGAGGTCGATCTGCTGGCGGGGCGATGGGACGGGGCGCGGGTGGTGCTGTTCGCGGTCGACTGGACCGACCCCGACGCGCGCGTCGATCTGGGCGAGGGGACGATCGGGGCAGTGGCGTTGAAAGACGGCGGCTTCACCGCCGAGCTGGTCGGGGTGGCGGCGGCGCTCGACCGGCCGGTGGCGGAGGAGACGACGCCCGAATGCCGCGCGATGCTGGGCGATCGGCGGTGCCGGGTGGCGATGGCGGGGCGGCGGACGTTCGCGCGGGTCGTGTCGGCCGAGGGCGCGGCGGTGGTGCTCGATCGCGCGGAGCCCGAAGCGGGGGCGTGGACGGGCGGGCGGCTGCGCTGGTTCGGCGGCGCGAATAGCGGGCTGGAGGGGGTGATCGGCGCGTC